AACACACAGATGCAAGCGGAAATATTCAGTAACGGTAGTACAAAAAAGTATGTGTTTAAAAAACTAATAGATCAAAAAAATGAAAATTTGATTATTTATGCTTGTTTTGTACAAAGAACTTATCCTGATCGTTCGGACAAAGAAATATTTAGTATGTTGAGTACTGGTATAGATAAAAACAAAACCGGTGAACAAACAAGCACATTAGCAGACTTTATAGATAGAATTAACTCTTATGGCCTATAATTTTAATCCCAATTTTTCTAAACATATGAATTCTAAAAAAGATAATTATAAGTTCATAAAAAGAACTGGCGAAGAAAACGCTTATTCAAATCCAGATGTACGTGAAATGAATAATAGTTATAACAAGTACAAATCTCCAAAATTAATTAACTTTATAAATAATGATAATTTTGAAGAAGAAAAAATGTACAAACTTGAAGATATAGATAATCCAAACGGATGGAATTTTACCGAGATAGATTTGTTAGGCGAAATGGATTTTCGTATAGATGACGAATACAGAATGTTCTCTGAAGTAGAAGTTCCCTCTTTAGATATGGTTAATGAAAAGAGAAAAACCTTCGTCTATAAAACAGACGAAGGTTATGTATTAGAATCAAACAGAAAATATGTTTTTGAATCGTTTAGCTCGATGTTGGAATTTATCGATTCTATACCGATGCGTTAGTACTAACATTAGTTGTTTGTGGATTTTCATTCATTGAATCTGCGATCTCAAAATAACGTTCCAATCTCATACCAACTTGTTCATACAACATTTCAAGTTGTTTTTCAATAGCTTTCATCTTTTGTGCTTCTTCATACATCTTAGCAGCATCACGTTTGATTTCTTTCATATCACGTTCTACCATCTTAGCTTCCATCCAATCTCCACATTCTTTCAAAGCATATCTTTCGGCTAAATTGACAGCTTCCATTATTTTTTGTGCGGTTTCATATACACTGTCTGTTTTCAAACCCTTACGATATTCGTTATATGATTTGATCGTTTCAACCATATTTTTCTTCTCATAAACGGTAAGAGGAGTGTATGCGTGTTCAGTAGAATTTTCTAGTAAATGTTTTAATTTCATACTTTATAAATATTATAGTTCTGATAGAATGTTGTGAATAATTCTTTCAACATTACCATATGGGTTAATTATTATTTTTTGTTCAACGCTTTCATTAATTTTTCCCTGTGGATACATAAAAGCTCCTTGTGTACTTGGATTACTTACGAAATCAAATGCAATTAAATCAAAATCGTCTTGTACAACATCTGCATTTTCACGCATATCTTTTTTAACACTTCCTAATCCACGACTACTAATACCCAAAAGAATACCTGATTGTAGCAAGTCTCTTAAAATATTACCGCTGGGTGTGGGGAGAATTTCAACTGTACCAACTAAATCTTTACTTTCCCACCCCATATCTACGATATTATGACTTACATTTTTTAAGTTAACAACGGATGATTCTGGGTGATCTAATTCACCCATAGCACGACGTTGTTTAACGAAATTTTGCATATATTTTTCAGCTTCTCTCTTCAGCACATCTACTGGATACACACGGCCGTTTTGGTTTTTTGCGTCGGCACGTTGTAATACGCCGGTTACGTATAATTTTCCATCTTTAAGAGATTCATTTAAAGATGTTTTTTTAAATTCAAATGGTAAAATATCTATCAGTACTTGTTTCATATATATTAAGCTTTAGGTTGTGTTGTTCCTGTTTGTGCGTTTTGAGTAGCTGCATCCTCTTTATCAGCGGTTATTTTGTTTGATGGAACAACATTTCGTTGACTGTTTGGTTCAACTAATGCTTTTGATTTAGCAACTTGATATTGATCCTTTGGCTTCAAATTATCAGCATTACCTAAAATTTTAAGTTTAAATCCTGGTTTAACAAAGAATTTAGCCACCTTTTGTTTATTTTCCTCTCGTCCAATAATTATGATGACATATCTATCATAATAATAATCAATCGCAACACCTGTTACATTGGTTGTATAATCTGTTTCAGGTTGTTTATATCCTTTACTAGCTCTAACCACAATTTTCTTACCCAAGATTTTATCCTGAATTGACTTTTGAAGATTGTTCTTTAATGCTTCGGTCGAACTTTTTAATTTTGAGTCAAATGCTGTAAAGTCAGTAAGAACATCATATGTTTTTAAATCTACCGACGGCGCCGCAGCGGGTTGTTTAGGTTGAGCAGGTTGAGCAGGTTGAGCAGGTTGAGCAGGTTGAGCAGGTTGAGCAGGTTGAGCAGGTTGTGGGACAGCAACTGGTTTATCTTCTTGTTCGTATTTAAAAGTATCAAATCTCTCATACATAGGTAAAGCACCTTGTTTATATCCAATTAAATTGGGATCCATATCAGGATCATTGTGTTGAACCAAACCATTTTCGTCAGTATATGTATCGCCTAATTCAATTGATTGAGCGGGTGTTGCGTAAGCTGGTCCACTGTACATTTGATTTTCCAACTTATACCCATCACTTCGTTTGATAGGTTTAGCTAATTTATAACCCAATTGTGTTGCTGCTCTAACATTCCCCGTACCACGACGACTGAATGCAAATGGTGTTCTAGCCGCATCTCCACCAACAGCAACAGGACCAGATGCAACTGCGCCTGTGCCTGTTGTACTAGCTTCATTTTTAACCTTTAACTTGGTTAAAATTCTTTTAATCTTTTCTTTAAGATTTTGTTTCATTTTTGACATCAATCTTTTTAATTTCTTCTACTAATTCATATGCATTCAATAAAGATGTCAATTGATTTTCTTTAATTATACCAGTACAAGATTTAGTAGAAAATTGGCTAATAACTTCATTTATTTTAATTTTAACTACTTCGGATGTAACATTTTTTACTTGTTCTTTTAATACAACACTAATTCGTTTGTATTCTTCATTGACATACTTTGTAAATTTACTAGAATTTGATACATTGGTAATATATTCCTTCAATAGTTTCTTTTGATCTGGCAATAAATTGTTGTATTTACTATTGAAATTTTCAATTAAAAACTTGTATGCTAACAATCTAACGTCTGCGGTTTGACTTCCGTAGATATCCATTGATTCTTGATCTGACTTCTTTTCTTTTGTCAAATTTTCCACAATGTACTCTCTGGATTCTATTAATTCAGTAACTTCAAACTTAACCCCACTTTTATCTTGGTCTTCAAATAATTTATAAATAGAAGCGTATAACTTATAATTTGGAATTTTGTTCTTTAAAAAATCATCGATGTTATATTTTTCTTTGATTTCTTTAATGATGTTATACTTTTGTTTATTTAATTCACGTTCGTCGAGTTTAGATCGTGTTTGTAATACAACACCCAAAAGTCGTTCAGCTGAAGATAAATCTTTACTTTTTTGTTGTAAAATAAAATTATAAAGTTGCACCTCTTTTCCAAGTTCTTTACTTTCATGAAAGTACTTAAACATTAAATTTTTAGTAAATGATTCATCTCTTCCCGCTAGAATGTCTGCTGTTATTTGTCGAGTGAGTAGTTCAAACAATATTCCAGCATTCTTGAATTTTGAATGTTTTGCTTTCTTGTGCATATTATTTATTATTATTTATAAATATAACCGATGTGGTTAAATATATAGGAATTATACTATTCTTTTATATTTTGTTCATCCATAAAAGATTTTTCGTTTCCTTCTCTTAAACTTTCTTTTTCTTGATCCAACGTTTTTAACAAATCTGTCAGTCCCTTAATAGACTCCAAAGACAATGGCGATGAGTTTTTATATTTATGAGATACTGATAAATCACTACGTCTATTATTTTCTAATGTACCCAATGGATCTTCGCCAAACGGATATTTACTAGCATCTTTTCTACCGGTTTGATCGCGTTTTTCTGATAAATTTGGGGGAGTTCCCGGATCACCACCAGCTTCAGCGCCAGTTTCTTTACTACTTTCATCCCCACCTTTAGGATCAGCCTCAGCGCCAGGCTCAATACCACCTGGTTTAGCTCCGTCACCACCACTTTCACCGTCTTTATCATTTTTATTTAAAAATGATAAAGCTGGATCATTGCCTTCTTCTTCAATCTGTTTAACTCTGTAAGTTCCTTTAGCATCGTCAATTAGTTGTTTTTGTAGGGTTATCATATCATGATCTGATAAACCAAAGATATTTTCATAAATCCATTTTTTAGAAAATACTTTTTGTTCTTGCATATCTTTGCAAAGTTCCACTTTACTCTTATATACATCGATTTTTTCTTTTTCGAATATAGTGGATGGATTGGTTAATTCTAGTGTAAAATCTACTAATGATGCGTCTCTATATCCTTGGCTATATAAATGAATAACTGCAATTTTATTCAATTCACTAACCATAATACGTTGTATACGTTGTACTGTTCTAGCAAATCTTATGTCTTCAGCTGCTAATGTAGCTTTGCCGCTCAATGATTCATCATATCCCAAAAATGCTTTGGGTATTTTAAGTGCTGCCATCATTTTATTACGAAGATACTCAATGTCATCGGTACCTGTCCACTCTAATCCAGATAAATTTTCTATACTAGTTCCACTATCATTGCCACGAACAGGTAAGAAAAAGTCCTCTACCATGTTTTGTAGATTGAATCTTAAATTATAATCTCCAGTTTCTTGATCCAAATATGGTACCTTTTTCATTTGGTCCATAATACGTTGCATATGATTATCAACTTCATTTGGTGGAATATTACCAATATCAACTTTGAAAATGCGTTTTTCAGGCGCACGCATAATACGATGAATTAACATCGCGTCCTCCATCAAACTTAATTGTTTCCAAACACGACGAGCACCTTCTAAAGCACTTTTTCCATACGGTAGAAAGTTACTATCGCTCAATAATCTAAAATGAGCAATTTGATAGTTCTCCAAATCCTCCATCTTGTTTCCATATGGCAAATTGACTTGAAATTTAACAAAGTTTTTATTGGTTAAATGTGCATTTTCTACACGTGTTACATAATATGTACTCAATGGTTCTACCAAATAAACACCATATTCAGGGCTAATATGAAGTCGTAGATAAAAATCACCATATTTAACCATACACCGTGACCAACTCCATAAATTAAACTCTATGTTCAGAATATCATAGAATAGATTGTGCAAAATGTTTTTAATTTCATCGTTGGAAGATTTGATATGAATTACTTCACCCATTTCATTTCGGGTTGTACATTCATCTGCATAAATGTCCAACGCAGATGATAGAATTGGATCCATATCCATTGTATCATAATCTCTAAACAATTCTACACGACTACTTTGATATGATAAATTAAAATCTCTAGTATATTGATTATACGAAGTAGTACGTAATCTATTAAACCTGTCTCTTAAACTATTACGATCTGTAGCGTACTGAATTTCATCAGTATCAATAACTTTTAATTTTTTACCACCAATGTTGCGAACGATCACATCGTTTGAAAACAAACGCTTCAAACGAGCGAATAAAGACCGACTCCGTAATTCTTGAAAAGATTTATCTGACATATGATTTATCTATAATATATAAGTATTTACATCAACCAAGTTAAACTTTCTTTTTTGTCATTTACCGTGAAATCCATAGTTTTATGATGATCTGGTACCGCGCTTACTTGTTTCGGAATTGAAATTTGACTTGAGACTTTTGATATTTTTGAAATGATTGCACGGTTATAAGCTATTTGTTCATTTCTAAGCTTCAACGCTGTTTCACGTATCCACAATCCAATTCCAATTGACATAACTAAATCGTCATTGTAACCCTTCATAGCTTCTGCTCTTGGTCCATTCCAAATAAACACATTCAACTCTTCATATAGTCTTTTAGACTTTATAATGAGTTGTTTTTGTCTAAAAAATAATTCCAAATTACTTATGATTAATGGTCTGTTTTTACTAGTTGTTGTAAACCCAGCAATTAACTTTTTATCGGCGGTGTTTAATTTATTAGAATATGTTTTTTCTACATCAATCACCGTCAAATCAGTTGCGCTATAAAATGTATTTTGATAATCTCTGTCAATAATTTGCTGTAATGAGGCCCATCCTATATTGTTATTTTCCACCACCAATAAAGCATTATTATACTCAGTGGCAACAGCGACCAATAGATTTCCATAATCTTTCGTGGTTAACTGACCTTTATACTCCGCTACTTGTTCCATTGATTCTATATCAAAAACGTGAAAAGCACTGAAATCTCCGCCGTCACCTCTAGCACAATCAGCTGTCAATATATAGTTTTTACTATAATTAGGATAATCCCAAATCCACAGATCTTGATTGTTACCTCGTTTTTCAACAGGATCTTTTATATAAGTTTGTCTATAAAACTCAAGAACATCTACACTTACAACTTGATTGCCAGATGTACTAAAGTCACAGTCACATTCTTGAGCCGATCCTTTTACTCCTGATAATTCGGTTTGTTTATCTCTCCAAAATTGGTCTCTTTCTGGGTGTAAATGCCATGGCAATCTAATAGTTTTAAAATTATTCTTACCTTCCTCTGCTTCAAGCCACGTTTTATGGAAAAAGTTACCAACACCATTCGGGGTGCTCAATATAATAGCTCGACCACCCGTAGACAGTGTATATTGAGAAGATAGCCAAATTTCCTCAATACCATCAATAAATGCAGCTTCGTCAATGATCAGTAACGATAGTGCAGATGAACGACCTGCTGTGCCGGCGGATGAAACTGCTTTGATTTGTGAACCATTTTTTAATCGTAATGACAATCTATTATCTTCTACACAAGGAACTTTTAACCAACTTGGAAGGTTATCGTTTGCAAATCTTACCTTAGTGACAATTTCTTTCGCTGTTTCTTGCGTAATACTAATACAAAGAATATTCTTATCGTTGTGGAATGTCATTAACCACAAACCATAAGCAGCTGTAAGAGTACTGATGCCCATCTGACGACTTTTAAGAACAATGTTTAACTGATTATCAACAAACTCTCGCAAAGTGTCTTCCTGGAATGGGTACAGTTCGAATCCAACTGTGCCACGTATAGGGTGCTGAATCTTAACATACTTCTTCATAAAGTATATAGGATCCTCTATACACTTCTTATACTCTTGTTTTATTATTTCTCTGAGATTTGGCTGACTCATATTTTTCTTCGTATTCTTTTATCTTAGGGGTCAGTTCATCTAATCGTATATCAATAACCCCTATATCTTTAATTAAATCTTCAAATATTTTATTGTAATCTATATTGCCATCCCATTTTTCAAATGATCCATCTTCTTCAAGAAATGTAACATCTTTATCTTTATTTTCTTCACAGAACTTTTTACTTTCTTCGAACTTTTTCTTATAATCTTCTAAAATACTACGTTCATTTTTTAAATCCTGCAGTTCATTATAGACATCAAACATACCCATTAATTTTAACTCAGTTTGAAAATTAATAAAACAGTCGTAACAATATCCAGTTTTAGGCCAAACTCGGTCGTCCAAATAATTGCCCCATCGAACATCCATATTACACGTTTTACAACGTTGTTCATTAATAATTGTGGCACGTTTTGAAACTCTACGTTTGATTTTATTCTTCCAAACCCATTTGCGTCCTTGACTATCCTCCCATTCTTCACCTTCTTTGCGTTTATTGTTCTCCAAATTGGCATCGTAGCCAACTTGTACGAATGGACGATTGCCTTCTAGGTAATCTTTAACGATGCCTAGATTACTTTTACCTGATGCTTTCTTCATAACAAATACGTATTTAATTTATTTCTTAAACTTACTTCCAAGACCTTTTATAATAAAACTTCCTGTAATTTTAAATGGATCACTGTAAATACTTGAATCTCTCACAACTATACCTTCGTGTTTTTCTAAATCGCCAATTTCACTGGTAGCATTTTTTAATATTTCATCTCCCAATTTAATTGTGGTTAAATAAACAATGGTATCATTAACTATTTTATTTACATCTTGACCGGCAAAATCTTGACTGATATTTT